TATATGTATCTTTCGCAATAGTATGCAAGGGTTTGGTGATAAAACGACACCATTAGTGTCTAGTTTGATTGAATTAGCTGGTAAGGTTATCATTGCCTACTTGTTTGCACCTGTAATAGGATATATGGGCGTGATTGTATCCGAACCGATTGTTTGGGCTCTAATGGTTCTCCCTTTGATTATAAATATGCGAAAAAATCCTATATTAAAGAAACAAGATGCGTTAGAAGAATAGAATTCTATGAATTATAAAAGAGAAGATATGTTTGTATCCTACAGACATGTTACTTCTCTTTTATTCTTTCTAAATAATAGCAGTAGAATATTTCCGTAATTTATTCCCTTAATTTCACTGCTTTTGCAGCAAGTCGTTTTCTATCTTCGTCCAAAGCAGCATAATGCTTTCTGGTGGTATTAACATCATTGTGACCCAGTACCTCAGCTACCAGGTAAATATCTCCCGTTTCCCGGTACAAATTAGTTCCATAAGTACTGCGTAATTTATGTGGTGTAATATGTTTAAAACTAGTGATTTGCTTTGCGTGTTCTGACACAAGATTTTCAATTGCCTTTACAGTCATTCTTTTTTTCTGTATCGAAAGAAACAGCGCATTTTCATGACCTGTAACAGGATGAATTAAGCTTCTTGAAACTTCAAGATAATTTTGCAGAGCATTTTCTACTTCTTCTCCAAAATACACATAGTCCTCCTTACCACCTTTGCGTATTACCTTAATTCGATTGTTTTTAAAATCAATGTCATTTATATCCAGGCCAACACATTCTGATACTCGTATTCCAGTGCCTAGTAGAAGAGTAAAGATAGCTAGATTTCGTACCTTGTTTTTTTCAAAATAAATCTTTTTCATTCCGGTAAGATTTTCTCCTCCAAATTCCACCAAATCCAATAATTCAGCAACTTCATCGTAGTCTAATCTAATAATTTCACGTTGGTGAAGCTTGGGCATGTCTAAAACAACTGTTGGGTTGTTTTGAATCATTCTTCGTTTGGAATAATACAAGTAAAAGCTGCGCAAAGATGAAAATTTTCTATGAATTCCTCGTTCATCATTCTTTTGAATTTTTCCGTCTAAGCCTTCATAAACCTTTAAAAATTCCAGATATTCTTCAATATCTGTTGGCTGTAGCAAATCCAAATCAGATAGTTTGATTTGAGAAGTTTCTTTATTTCTAAAATAGGAATTGGATTCCCTTAGGAAAAAGAAAAAAACCCGCAAGTCATAGGCATATGAAATTCTTGTTTTGGTTGAGGTTGTTGGTTCGATAGCTCGAAAATAATCCTTTGTAAAGGAGGGTAAAGTTTCTAAGATGCTTCGTAATTTTTTTGTGTTTTCAATATATTTTTGCTGATGATATGTAAGATTGTCCATATAATAAAACCTTTCATTAATTTAACATAATTATTTTGTTCTATGATAATTATAACGAATAACCGTAAAACAGTCAAGTCTTTTCGATAAACTCAACATATTTTGCGAAGAGAGTACGCGGAGTGCGCATCATGCCCCACGCGCCGTAGCGCATGTACTGTCTTTGCAAAATAGCAGTTTATCGAAACAGAAATGACGTTTACAAACTATTGATACAAACATTTTCCATCATGTTTACAACAGCTACATGGTTTCAAACATTCGCCACAGCACTTACAAACACTAGGTACTTGCTTAGAAACAAAATATGTACATCTAGGTTCTTCTTCTGTTACATCTACTACATTTTCCTCTATGACCTTATCTATACATGATAGGATAGAAGACGGGTCGAAATAATCTCCATATACCTTTTTCAAATCATCATTTTCTTGCATAGAATACAACAATTCTAAACATTCAACACGTTGCTTAATAGCAGTATCAACCGTCATTTTCTATCACTCCTTTTTTTTCAATTCGTAATACCTAATGTAACCGTCACCCTTTTTTACTTGCTTAAAATTAACCATATCATATTCAGAATCATTTATAATAGCACCATGCACACCAAAATCCAATTCTTCCATATCACCCTCATAAACCGTTACAGAAGGAATATTTAAATTTTTTGAAACCCAATATTTTTTCTTATTTTTTGCTACAGCGGATAACTCTTTTGTAACATATTTGCCTATATACATTGCGACCTTTTCAGTATCTCTAATTTTAGTCGCAGTTGTAAAACCAAGCTTATAAGAACCAATATTATAAATGATATTTCCATCATTATCCACATGACCGCTATCAAGTATTTCCAATTCATCAATATTATTCATAATGCCATGAAAATGAAATCGTCCCGAAGTAGGATGTAACTCAGGGACAAAAAGATATTTCATATTTGGACATTTTCTTTTATGAATATTTTTTAACCATTGACTTAACTTTTTAGTAACTATTTCATAATCAAAACTATCTACTTTTTTAGGGTCAAATGTCATAGTTACAAACCATTTCCACTCATTACTCCGCGCATAATCATAAATCATATTTTTACTCCTATTTTTAGAACTTTTAGCACTCTTATTTACTTTATAAACTAATTCGTCAATACTTAAATGAGGACTTAATTCATTATCATTTTTATCCTCACAAGACAAATTAGAAAAATTATATCTGTTCATTTTTGAATAAATAATTATCTGTTTATGAGAATTATCAAAATCTTTAATTTTGATGTTATAAAAATCAATAAATATCACCTCATTCCAAAATGACTCTTAAGTGTAGGTATAGTCAAGTAGGCGCGGGACTAAAAAGGGAGAGTGCGCGCGGTAAACCGCTATACGCATTTCTCCCTTTTTATATTCCCTTTTCGCACCTTATTTCTAGTATTATAGAGATTCCTATTTCTATCGAGAACAAACCTACAGGAAGTCATAAACTTTTTAGGTTCACATATTTCTATGTCACCTTGCTTACGCTCCAGTTCCTTAGCATTATAGGACACTTCCCATTGAAATCGCCATAACTTACGACACAAATATGCATTACGAACATAACGACGTATTTTAACGTCCACGTCATTCCACTCAGGGAATGTAATTAAAAAGTATATATTACTCTTGCGGCATTGCGTAATAGAAGCAATTATTTCTTTTGGAAAAGTCTTAAAATCCCTAGAATCAAATAGTTCCGATCCCTCATCCAACAAAAATACAGTCCCATGATAATCGTCCATATCTTTCATATGCGCAGATGTCAGTTGCCCCCAATCAGAAAACGGAGTATAAGGGAAATTCAAAGGAATGTTGCTTACTATCTCAACATTCCCCTTGTATTTCTTCCAAATTTTATATGTTTTCCAAACAGCCGTAAGGGTTTTTCCCTTGCCAAAATATCCTAGTTCCACGTCAATTCCCTTTTTCTTAAATTTCCTCCATTCACGTTCTTTTATAGCTTTGACAACGTCTTTAAAGCTATAAAAAACAATAGGAATAATATTACCTATAACGCAGAATAGAAGAGTGAATAAAAGCATTATCATGGCTTAATCACCATCCTTAAAATTGATATTACAGCCATATACATGGAGTCAAAAAGACAAATTATTACAAATGCACGCAAAAAAACACCAACATCAAGTACATTTATTTCATTGCCACCCATGATAAAATCCATTATTCCTTGCATTTACATACCTCCTTTATTAATTCGCTTTAGGACCCAAGCAACAGTCCACCGCTGCTTAAAATAAAACATTGTAAAACCAATCAACCAAAAACAAATAAATTTTAAACAAAATAATTCGCTCATTTTCTATACCTCCATTCAGAATATAAAGTAAAAACAGCAACAAGACCACCTAAAATCATGACAATTTCATAAATATATACCATATTAACCATCACTCCTTTTTAAAAACAAACCCAGTGTAATCATACAAACAAGAGTAAAAATGCAAAGAAAAATCAAAATATCATAAAGACTAAAATAATTTCCAAATATATCGACTTGTATAGATATCAACAAGTCAAATATACTGCCAAAAACTTCCATATCAACATCAACCTCCCTTGCGTATCAAAGCACCAAAAATAGCGATAACAACAGCAGAACCGATAAAGGTTAAAACCCACTCCGGCATAAAACCAAAACTTTGATTAATTACATTTGACATTTTAGACAAAGGATTTAAATTTTCATTAACGAATCTACTAACAGAATTAAGACCATTCTTAATGCCATCCAACAAATTAATGAACGGTCTGACTATAGGCTCAAATATTCCATAATCTTCATCAAGTACTTTATCTTTATCATAGTCCGCAACTTGCTTATCCGTCGTATCATCATCAACGCTGACCGTACCATTTTCACACCAACTAGTACTTTCCGTTTTGCCACCCCCAGCGTCCTTTAACAAACAATGAATCCAATCACCATATTCATAGACACCAGTAACCATATCATAAACATAATACCTAGCTTTTGTATGCAAATCCCAAGTCATATATGTAGGTATTCCCTTTGAAAAACCCAAAAAACTATTAGCGGTTCGATAATCAAACAAATTTTTAAAATCACTACTAGAAAACAAAACTCCATCATTAGGAACATAACCAACATCATTATATATCTGCTCATACGTACTATCCCAAACAACCCAATCTTTCCAAATATAGTCCCTATACCGTATATCACAATCACAATAAACCTCAATACCATATTCCTCAGTTACCAAAGTATCATCTTGCCATGTTAATATACCACCAGCTTCCTCACCTTTCAACAAGTTTCTAACAAGTTCCATATCTCGAGGATAACCCAAATCGGGATTGTATTCCTTTTTCATTCCAACAATTTCACCATTGACAAATTCGTAATCTCCCTCAACGGTAAAATCACCGACCAAATCAACAAGAGAGACAGAACCATTAACATAAGATTTTAACTTGTCAAAATCTGTAAAAATAGGCAGTGGAGCATTAACAGTACCAACATATTCTTCATATTCACTAGAGCCAAAATTACTCCATGTCATATGAATAATGCCATCAGTACTGACAGAACCATTATCTGTCTGATAAGCATAAAAATCACCAACGTAATCACGATATTCACCATCATAATAAACCAATGTTACACGATCATCACTATGTCGATATAAGGCAAGTCTACCCAAATTATTAGGAATGGAAAGGATAGTATCAATATGAGTACGCAAATTAATAGAACTTCTATAATAATCAACAGAAGTTTTAACCTCCATTACAGTTTCAGCATTACATTTCATAGCAGGCAAAA